TTTCCTCTTCCGACAAATTAAAAGATTGATTTAATGAAATATTTTTAAGAGAGTTTGTTGGATTTAAAATTTGTGAAGCATGTTGAAGTAATACAAATCTATGTTTTCCAGTTTCAGTATTTTTATCAAATCTTAAAAAATCTTTTATTGGTAAAAAAGAAATTGCAGAGTATAAACGTATTTTATTTTTTTGTGGCAAAACTTCAACATAAAATTCGGAATTATTTTGAAGACCATTTATTGGTGAATTTGTAGTATAAAAATACTTGACTACATCACCTGTTAAAAATGGAACATCATTTTCAAATGATAATACTGTATATTTTCCCCCTAAAACGCCATCAAAAAATTGATTAGCATCTTGTGTATTATTAATTGATTTGGATGCTTCTTTAATATGTAATGTTATTTCTCTTGATGGCAAAGAATTGGAAGCAACATACATATTATCATTATAACTGTATGTGTTTTGTACATTTGCCAGTATTTTTGAATATTTTAATGGTATTGAAGAACTAGACGCGTAATCATATTTTCTACGTATTGCTATTTTCTGTTGCGGTAAGATGCCAGATATTGGAGTATCTAAAATTATTCTTGATCCAATGATTGAGTTAACAACAACGTTACTCAAAACTACCATTTCGGTGTCTTTTAAAAGAATATCGACAAAATCATTTACTTTTAAACTAGTATTATGTGGTTCCTCATGAAGATTTATTTCTGGATTTCCTAAAGAAAATGTTTTAATGTCATAACTAGTCCTAACATTATAAATCCAAGAGCTAAAAGCATATTCTTTTATAGATTTATTTAAAATATCAAATCTAATGTCTTTACCAAATTCACCAACATCAACGATACTATTAGACCTCAATAAATTAAAGTTTTCTATACCTTCGACATCATATAACGATCCTATAACTATAAATTCTATTTTTTTAGAATTATCTCCATTTTCATATCCATAAACTATATAATTTTTAAAGTATAAATCTTTATTAGAGTTTATAGGATTTAAAATTCCATTACATCCATAAAATTGATTAATACTTTTGCTTTGATAAGATATCTCTTGCCCATCACATACGAATGTTCCTGAATTTGCAAATCCTATCGTAGAATCAACACTAATTGTTGATGATCCCACAGAAACAAAATCAGTTACTTTAGTTTTTGGTGTAATTCTAAAATTTCCTTCAATCAAATCATCATCACTGTATCCATAAAATAAATGAATTTTATAAACAGTTTTATTATTTTTTGTTGATATATCTACCTTAGATACTGGTCCGGAAAAAGTTCCATCATTACTTTTTATTTGCTGCCCAACTAGTTTAAATGGATCTGCACCATCCGTTATTAAATCACAAACAACAATACTTCTTCTTAAGTATTCGGCATCTGATGGTTTTAATAAGTAATTTTCTAAATTTATAATTTTTGGAGTTTCATTATATAAAACCTTGAAAAGAATTTTTATTGATTCGTCAGTTCCTTTTGTTTGATAAAAAGATTTTATTTTTGATATAAAATTATCAATATTTAAATCTTGATGAAATTCAAAATCTTCAAATCCTGGGGCAAAAATATTCTTTAATTTTTTATAAAATTCTTTTAAAAATAAAGAACTTAAATTCGTGACAGTTGCGCCAGATTTGTGAGAACTTGCTTTTGAGGATGTAAAAACCAAATCCTCAATACTTTCACTATCATTGAAAGATGTTATTCCCGAAAATCCACGAAAACAGTTTACAAATGTATTATTTTGTATTTCTTCATATGTAATTATTTCATCATCAATCTTAAATAATCCATATTTGTCTGGAAAACCTTTAGTTGATGAAACAGTTATTGTTTTTGAATCTGCAGATATATTTGAAGAAAGAGTAATTTTTTCATCAATTAATTTTTCATTTAAGTAATCGAAATTTAAATACTGATCTAAATTTTCTATTATATCAACAGATGCTCCCTCAAATTCTTGAGAAATATAATATTGACGTAAAAATTCTAAGAATTTAGGATTTTCTTCTAAGATAAATTCTGGTATTTGGCTGTCAATAATTTGATTTATCTTTATTCTTTTCTCAAAATTTGTCGATATCATATTACCTCGTTATTTTACCGTTTGAATAACTTGAAGTTACTGGGAAATCAATTCCAGAAGTTTGTTCACCAGAAACAATAGTATCTCTTAGCATATTTATGTTACTTGCACTAGTATTAACGTCAAAAATAACATACAAATCTTTTAATCCTATTACATCATTAGATTCTGGATAAGCTTGGACTTCTATTATTCCATTATTTAATACTGTTGATGTTATGTTAATAGTATTAATCAATATTTCTCCCGTGTTATAATTAACAGTTCCTATTGATTTTTTAACAATTTGGAATGTCTTTAAATCTTCCAAAGGTTTAACAATTGTCAAATCTCCAATATCACTAGATGTTGCAACATCAACAAAAAAGCATGTTCCTATTTCACCAGAAATAGTAAATCCGGTACTTTTAATATTGTATTTTCCTATTTCTCTATGAAATTTGTTTCCAAAACATAATTCATATTGTGCAAAATTATTTAATACGCAATTTAAATTACGTCTCATTTTAACTTTAGTGATATTAGAACTTATAGATGAATCAACGTTATCAATTAATTGGACAACTTTACTATACCTAAATCTACCAGATGATTTGGAAGAATTTATAGATTTTGCATAAGTTTCTAAAGAAGTTAATATTTTTTCTTTTAATGAAGATGGATTTAAAACTTTATTTGAATTATAATAAACTGAACTATCAATCTCAACATAAAGTACTTTAAGGTCAGTTATGTGATGATTTATTCCAATTACGGAATAATTTTTTATTTTTTTTAATATTTCACTTTTTGTAAAATCGGATAATCTAAAAGAATCTTTTGGTTTAATGCTTATAAAAACATTCCCGTATTGTGGAGGATCCATAGATTCTCCTCCAATGACAACCACTGCTTCAGATTCTGGATAAATGTATTTTATTAAAGATTCATAATCAACAGAAGTAACTGCTCTATACTGTGATGAATATAATCTTGGAGCAAAGTACTTAATAGAATCAATGGTTTCTATATCATTTCCACCATTTGCAGAAGAAACCGTAGTAATTGAAATTGGAGAAATTGGTGTTTGAATCTGATCTAAATTATTTGTTAAAATTCCTGAAAATGAAAATAATGATGGACCATTTCCATTTTTTCCATCGGTTATAATATAACTTATATCGATAGTTGCTCCACCTTCTAATTTTTTACCCAATATTCCGTCACCAAATATAATTTGATATTGATTATCTTCTATTTCTTGTATTAAATAAATTTCCGAAGTATTATCTATAGATGTAATATTATCTATCATTTTATATTCAATACCATTCACTTTGACAACAATGGTGCTAGTATCAATATTTGAATTATTTAAAATAAATTTATAATCTGTAGATGAAATATTAGAAAATTGTTGCGTTATCAAATTTCCTTGATAAACTTCTATATTATTAAAAGAAGCTATTGCAGAATTTGGATTTACTGTAGTTATTATATTAGATGGTATTGAAAATATGTAAGAAGTATTATCGGTTGGGGCGACACAAACTAAACCAGATTTAAGTATTAATTGAGTTGGTGCAGTAACTGGTGATCCGAGATTAACATCAAATGATACTACTGCTTTTGCACATCTTCTTGATCTTGGAACATATCCTACATTTCTTGCTAAAGAAACTACATTTTCTCGTATGGTGGCAGAATCTAAAAAAGATTCATTCGCAATCATGTTGGCATTAAATGCCGTTATGTAAGTATTGTACGCTAAAATATCTATTAAAACAGAAAAATTAGATCCCTCAAAATCAAAATCAGTAAAATTAGAATTTGTTCTGAGATAATCTTTTATAGACGTTTTAATTTGATCGAAATCTAAATTGGCAAATCTGGTAAAAGGCATTTTATCTAATTGCCTCTAGGATGTAATTGAA